CCCTGTTACGTTGCCCGTAACATTACCCGTAAGACTACCTGTAATCGTACCACTTGCATTAATTGTCGTAGCAGAGACAGCGGCAGGAGTTGTTCCACCAATCACAGTGGCATCAATCGTACCTGCATTAATATCTGCTGTGTCTGCAACAAGACTGTCGATATTAGCTACACCATCAATATACAAGTCTTTAAACTCGTATGTAGCACTTCCTAAATCAACAGTGTTATCTGTTTTTGGTGTGACACTGTTAGTAGTGACTACGATATCTTGGGCTGGACCCACTACGACAATGGGTGCACCTTCTCCCACAGACCCATCATGCTTGTGCCCACCAACTGCTGCAAAAGCAGATTGTACTGCATCATATTCATTGTCCAGAGGGGTGGCGTTAATGGTGTTACCATTAGAAATCTGGTCTGTTACATCTGTGCGAGTATAACCTGACATATTACCTTCTTTCGTTTTCTCTAAATTCTAATACAGCAAAGTTAATATTGTACACAGAAGACTGAGACTTTGACTTGTAACGAAGGGCTACGACAAACCCACTACCTACCGTATTGTTATAGTATTGTTCTTGACCAACAATCCCGTAAACAGATGTTCCATAAACAGCTAGTGGGCTGCCATAGTAGGCTGCTCCGCTATCCCCTGTAATTTGGAACGTGGGAGATTGGCTACTTCCCGCTTGGGCATAGTCAAACTTTAATGTACACATCAGGTCCATCTGACCTTGAGGCTTGGCGTATAGTGTATGTTTGTAAATTGTTTTACGTTTTTTCGGGTCTGAAATAGGAATGTATGGTGTCTCAAAGATAGCTTCAATATCTTCACCATCAAAAGAGTTACCACTTTCTAGACGATAGACATAATCAGTGTCAGAGCAGAACAGAAGGTATTCTCCGTTACTGTCTTGGAACTTACTAGCATCGTAGACCTTAACACCTTTTGAGATAGACCAAGAGATATTTTCAGAAGTTTGGTCTGAAAACTTAACTCCGATAAATCCTTCTGAGTTTTCTCTGATCACATTGCTTGTGTAGGCGTACAATCTGTATTGGTTCTTACTAGCCACCGTAATGGCAGAGTAACGTGTACCAGACCCAAGTGTTAGCAAAACCTCGTGTTGAATTTTCGAAGATGCTCTGGACAAACCAAAGTCTTCCATTCGTTCAGTAGCACTAAGATACCTCACCCCATCAGGGCCAAGATACATGATATCACCACCAACTTCCTGCACAGAGTCCCCATGAAGGCAACCAGTGTTTAGAGTGATGGGAGCTAACACAAAATCACTAATGCTACTACCAGTGACACGATAGATAGCGTTATTGCAAAATACGATTAGCTGTTCACGAAAAACAATAAGACCAGAGATTGTGTCTCCGATGTTAATCACACCTGCACCACTTGCAGCAGTAAAGTCAGACTCGTTATAGGGAGCAGTGAAACTTAGCTTAGTGTCCTTAGCAAAGAACACATGGTTCTTAACTACACCTGACAGAAAGTATATATCAGATCCTACAGGGAGAGCACAAGGAGCTTATGCTGCTGGTACAGTGAATGTATTGGAGCTATCTGAGATTATTGAAACCTTTCCAGATCTTACTAAAGAAGAAATAGATCACTTACGTTCATCCTTACAAGATTATGGATTGATTAATGTGCGTGAATCTAATCTTGGTAATCCAGATGCTGCTGATGGTATAGACTCTGTACAATATGATACGTTCGATCCACTTGTTCTACAAACTAGAATGATGGTTGAGAGTGAGATGAAAGAAAACAACGATGGTCTTAAGGATTTCTTAGGATTGACATCTAATGTAAGTTCATTTGGTTATAAGTATGTTGTTGTAAGAGCTTATTGGATTTCTAAAAAGAAAATAGGTAAGGTGATATATACAGATGAGATGGGTAATGAGCAATCTATGCTTGTTGATGAAACATATAAGTCAGGAACTATACCTACACAACAATCATTAGATTGGGGATGGATTAATCAGTGGTACCAAGGAATTAAGATAGGTCCAGATATCTATCATATAAAGCCTTACACGCTATTAAATTATTGCCCTATCATTGGTCTTACCCATGAGATAAAGAACACTGAGGCAAAGTCTTTGGTGGATCTAATGAAACCTTTCCAGGTTATATATAATGTATGTATGAATCAACTATACAAACTTCTTGAGAAAGAAGTGGGTAAGGTGTATTTAACATCTATTAGACATATACCAACTCCTAAAGATGGAGATGCACAAGATGCTCTTGATATATGGGAAATGGAAGCTCGTAACAGAGGTGTTGTGTTTATTGATGATAGTCCAGAGAACTTAAAATCTCCAAGCTCATTTAATCAACATAGAGAAATAGATCTTACACGTACACAAGAGATTCAATCTAGATATACACTAGCTCAACAAATCAAGAATGAATGTTGGGAACTAATAGGTATGTCTAAACAACGTATGGGATCAGTCTCAGCGTCTGAATCTGCTACAGGTACACAAGCTGCTATTACACAATCTTATTCACAAACAGAGCCTCTATTCGTTGCACACGAGTATGTGCTTGGTCAACTATATCAAGCAATCATTGATGCTGCATTATATATAGAAAGCTCTAAGCCACAGAGTACACTTTCTTACATTACTAATGAAGGAGAGTCTGCATTTGTACAAGTGAATGGAACCGATCTTAAATTTAGAGACTTAAAAGTATTCTTAACTAATAGACCAGAAGATACTCAAATGTTTAATGAACTTAGACAATTGGCACAACCTCTTATGCAGAATGGTGGTTCATTGTATGATGTTATTGAATTGTACAGCACTAAGTCTACAAGAGAACTTAAAAAAGTGTTTAAAGATCTTAGAGATAAAGTTGATGCACAACAAGCTCAAGAAGCACAGCAACAACAGCAACAAATTGAACAACAAGGTAAAATTGCTGAAGCACAAATACAACAAGCTGCTCAACAACAAGAACAACAATTGGCTCACGATGATTATCAAAAACAACTTGATAGATTATCTAAAGAGAAAATTGCAATCATTCAAGCTACAGGATTTGGCAATGTTGAGAGCGAGGATGTGAATGCAAATGCTATTCCTGATGTATTAGAGATGAGTAAGCTTTCTCAAGAACAAGAAAAAGCTACTAAAGACTATTCACTTAAGATGGCTGATATGCAATCTAAGAATAAACAATTTAATGATAAGATGGCAGTTGAAAAAGATAAAATAGCTGTTGCAAGAGAGAACATGGCAAACGATTTAGCAGTGGCTAAAGAGAATGCAAAAGGTAGATCAAACAAAAAACTATAACATTTTTAATTAAAGAACAAAATATTAATGCTATATTATTTTGAGAAATTTATGATAACAGCATATATGTCTTTGTTATTTAAGTTATCTTACATACTTTTACAGTAATAAACCAAACATAATAATAAACTACATATGGCTGATAACTTAGATAATCCTTCATTCAATTTTGGTATTGAAAACACCATGGAAATGGGAATGGGAAATTCAGAACTCTTAAATGATTTAATGAGTCCTGAAACATCTACTAGCAACCCTGATGATATTAAAGATATTATTACAGAGGTAAACGATCCTGCACCTACCAAAACAAAAGCTCCTACAATTAAAACAATAGGAGATACGATTGCAGAAGGTAAAGAACCTGAGGAACCAAAAGATCCTGCTCAAAACATTAGTGACTTCCTTGGTGATGACGATGATGATGATGAAGAAGAAATTGCTCCAGTTATAAAAACAAAAGCAAAAGAAACAACTTCTGATGATGACGATGATTTCCCTGAGGTTAGTAAATTCACAGCATTATCAAATGACTTATTTAATCTTGGTGTATTCACTAAGGAAGATGATGAGGATGCTGTAGACATTAATAGTCCAGAAGAGTTTCTAGAAAGATTCCAAGCAGAAAAGAAAAAAGGTGCAATTGAAGTTGTAAATAATTTCATTGGACAGTTTGGAGAAGATTATCAACAAGCATTTGAAGCCATATTTGTAAATGGAGTAGACCCTAAGTCATACTTCAGTACATATAATAACATAGCAAACTTCTCTGATATGGATCTTTCAAATGAAAGCAATCAGAAAGCAATAATTTCACAAGCACTTACAGATCAAGGATTTGATCCAGAAGATATTGAAACTGAAGTGGAAAGATTGCAAAACTATGGAGATCTTGAAACAGTTGCTGCAAAGCATCACAAGGTCTTAGTAAAGAAAGAAGCTGTAAAGCTTAAACAACTAGAAGAAAATTCCCAACGTGAGTTGCAACAAAAAACAGCTGTTAGGAATCAATATATTAACAATGTTCAAAATGTCCTTAATGACAAATTGAAAATGAAAGAGTTTGATGGTATTCCATTAAATCCTAAACTAGCAAGTGAACTACAAGATTTCCTTTTGGTAGATAAGTATAAAACAGCATCAGGTGAGACTCTCACAGATTTTGATCGAACTATCTTAGAAATGAAGAGACCTGAAAACCATGAAAGAAAGGTGAAGGTTGCACTCTTGCTAAAGATACTGGAAAAAGATCCAACACTTTCTACTATTCAAAAGTCAGGCATAACAAAAAAATCAAATGCATTATTTGGTCAAGTTGCCAGACAAGTTGAAAAAGGTGCTGTTAAAGGAAGTTCAGATAAGCCTTCATCTTGGTTTGTGTAATTTAAAATAATAATCTAAAATAACAAAAAAATGGCAATTCAAACAATCCCAGGTTTAACTGGTTTTACTTACGCAAGGGTAGCTTCTATGGATAAGCGTGCAGTTGGTAAGTTAACAGATTCGAACCACTTGGAGTCTTTTCACTCCACTGAGCCTGCTGACTATGATAAGAAAATTATCAGTCTATATACGCAGAGCTCACTGTACAGTAATGATTTCTTGGACATGATCAACAAGAGCACACCTTATTACATTGATAATAACAGTGATGCTTGGAAATGGCAAGTACAAGTTCCTTACAAGTTCCCAAAAATTATTGACGTTCCTGATTCAACATTAGCTTTGAGTAAACCAGGTATTGATGGACAAGAGTTCTCTCTTATCTTAGATACTAATGAGTTCTCTAAGAATGCTATCATCTCTGTAGGTTCTCGTCAATATGGTCCACGTTTCTACGTGATCAAAGATCCTATGCCATGGAATATGGGATATATCTACACTTTCACTTTAGTATCTGATAACCCAACTGTAGATTACGTAAGTTCTACTTTCTTGAAGTCTGGTATTGAATTAGAATTAGTTGATGCTGCTATTGGTGAATTCGATCAAGACTTATTAGGTCTTCCTCGTTTAGGTGAGCAAATCACAATGTTTGAATCTTTAGGTTCTGCATATGGTTATGAGCACAAAATCACTGAATGGGCTGATGATAAAATGATGGTTGATGCTTCTGGTAAGCCATTAGATATTTTAGTATATGCTCCACAAAGACGTAACCAATTACCTTTAACTCGTAATGATGTTAAATGGGAACCGTTCATTGAATTCTGGATGCGTAAGTCTATGTTAGAATTAAAAGTTAAGCGTATGATCTGGGCTAAACCAGGTACAGTTAAGACTAATGGTTCTAAGCAAGAATTAAAACGTACTTCAGCTGGTGTATACCACAGAATGCGTAACAACGGTAACTTAGTACAATACAATAGAGGAGAATTCTCTGCAAACTTGATTCGTTCAGTATTTGGAGATTTGTTCTACAGAAGGGTTGATGTTAAGGATCGTAGAGTTAAGATGTACACTAACGAAGCTGGATTCGATGTATTCCAACAAGCTTTGAAAACTGATGCATTAAACTCAGGTTTAACTTTCATGGCAGATTCTGGTAACAGATATATGCAAGGTGAAGGTCAGCATATCACTTACAACTTTGCATTTGATGCAATGGTAACTCGTGAAACTGGTCGTGTTGAATTGATTCACTTAAAAGAATTAGATTTACCACAATCTAACTTAGAATTTGGACAGAACAAGAAGTCAACTCCTGTATTCATGGTGTTTGATGTATCTCCAATGTCTGATGGATCTATGGTTAATAATATCAGAGAAGTACGTATGAAGGGTGCACCTTCTATGACTTGGGGTTATATTGATGGAACTCGTCATCACTTAGGATTTGCAAAATCTCAAGGTATGAGTTCTGCTAACAAATTCCCAGGATACGAAATCTGGATGAAGGATCGTTGTGATGTATTTATTGAGGATTTGTCTCGTACAGTTCTTATTGAAGAAATCCCACAATTCTAATAACAATAATAGTGGTTACTACACTTCCCATAAGAACAGTGCGCTTATAGTAATCCTTTTCTCAGAAATCCCTCTCCCACAAGCTCCCTCCTAGGGAGAGGGTTTCTTTTAAATAGATAGATGAATTAGGTTTCCTAATTGCATTCCCTTCGATGGGAACTATCTACAATAATAAATAATAAAACCAAATAACAATTAACTACATATGGGTAAGATAGGAAAAATCTCCACTATTAAAAAAGAGTACAACAACACTCAATTGCAAACAATGCAAGGAGGATTAGCACCACAAGGTATGACTAGAATTCCTGGAACAGGAGTTTTTAAATATCCTTACAAGGAAATTAGTGGACAGTACAGAACAGGTCTTGATAAAGATGCTGCTTACATCAAAAGAATTTCAGATCCTCTAGAAAGAGAATTAGAAGTTGAACGTGTTATAGCTTTGAAAGAAAAGCTAGAAATGTTATTAGGTGGTATTGATCTTGGACCAAGGTCTCCTTTTTGGAACTATGGTTTATCTACATCATCTGATGATCAACAACATGTTCAGCCAGTTAAATTAATTGATGGTGATAACTTCTTTGATTTAACAACTCCTTTTCAAGAACTTGCATTCTCTTGGTTACGTGTTCATCCAACAATCGCTTCTAGCTACCAAGCTTGGGAACGTGGTGAATATCCAGCAGACATACAGTTTTATGTTGCAGATGATGAAATTGAAAATGCTGTTATCTTTAAGAAGAAACAATTGATCAATAAAGCTATCATTAAGTTTGATGCTATGACTCCTGAGAAGAAAAGAAAGGTTGCTCGTCTATTAGGACTTCCAGTAACTGAAGATTCTAGGGAAGATGTTGTTTACAACTTAGTAGATAATTTACTTAAGCAAACAGAATTTGCTGGTGGTAAATATCAGGGATTGAATCCAGTTGAAGTGTTTGGCAGATTTGCTGACATGAAAGAAAACTTACTCCATATTAAAGACCTTGTTAAACAAGCTGTTAGTCATTCAATTTATAGATTGAAAGCAAATGGTAAAGTTTATGAAGGCGAGTTTGAAGTTGCTACAGATGAGGATGACTTAGTTAAGTACCTTATTGATGATGATAATCAGGATGCATTAATAACTCTAGAACAAAAGTTGAAAACTAAAAAATTAGCCTCTGTATAATGATACCTGTAGATAGTTTACTTTATAAAATAGATCAAAAACTAAATAAGCTATCGACAAATGAGCATCAACAAATTCAATTAGAGGATAAGATCCTTGCACTGAATGAAGCTCAAATCAAGTTAATAAAACAAAAGGTTGATGGCATAAGTACAACAAGTGGTCTTGGACAAGATGCTTTCAAAAAGAGATATGAAGATTTACAAAGTTTGGTTGTTGATTACAATAACCAACCTTTGGATCTCACATTGACAAATCCTGAATTAAATCAGTGGAAAGCAAACATCCATCTACTTACACCAAAATACATGTTCTATGCAGATAGTTATGTATTAGCTGATAAAGGAAGATGTACTGATAGAAAAATTTGGATCAATAGAGATCTTGCAAAACATGGTGATCTTCAGTTCATTCTGAATAACACACATTATAGACCATCTTTTGAATACCAAGAAACATTTAACTTAATATCATCTGATGATATAAGTGTATTTACTGATGGTACATTTACACCTAAGCAAATATATATTTCATACTTTAGATACCCTGTATACATTAATAAGACAGGATATATAATGTTAGATGGAGAACCATCGTATGATCAAGACTGTGAATTAGAAACCTATCTAGAAGATGAGTTATTAGATTTGACAGTACAGAATCTAGCGATGTACACTGAGAATCAATCTGCTGTACAAAATGCAGCTTACAGGATTCAAACAAACGAGTAATCAATTAAACAATTTAAATAAATAAAAATGGCTGATTTTTCATTAACCACGTTATTCGTGGTGCCAGTAGGACAAACTTCTGTTCCTAGCACTGGTTCAACACAAAATCTTACCGCTGGTCAAGTAGGTATTTTTAACAATCTTTATGCAACAGTAACTGCTGGTACCATTGGTAACTTCCCTTACTTCTATGTTGCTCAAGGAAGACAAAACACTTACCTTCAAGGTTCTAAGC